TCTTTCTACTATTCCTACCTCACGACCTTGTTCACGCATTGCTGCAAGAGTTCTTTGAGTCGGACTAATGCCTGCCATAGTGTCCTCCTTTGTTTATTTCTTAGTATCTTTATATTCATTAAGGTCTTCTTCTGGTACTAATATTAGTTCCCCAATAAAACTCGTATCAGCATAGTTATCTTTTCCATTTATTGTCTCCATTAGGATATAATTATTAATAAGAGATTTATCTCCTCTAGTTTTTATAGTATAGATATCAATATGGAACCCTTTCTTTCTTATCCTGGCTCTTTCTTTAAGTAACCATGATAAGTTTTTTGATGATAGTGGTTTAGTTATTTGTATCTTACCCATACTATTCACCAATCATCTGTCTATGAATTCTCCCAATGCAAATACCTATTGCTCGTGAGAGATTAAATATATCTGCAGTTTTTGCATAACGATTGAGTAGTGAGTATCCTATTAGATCAGGATTGATTGCATTAAGAATAGTTACTTTATCATCATGATGTAAATAGAATCTTGTATCTGAAATACCTCTCATTAGTGTAGTGATTCTATTAGTCTCAAGTCCATTGATTTTTAGATGTGTTACTATTTCTTCAGGTGTTAATAATATCTTAACCATTATACCTCTCTTCTATAGGGATGTCTACACAAGTATCCATCTCTATCTCTTGTGATTCAAAGTATTGATCTTTACAATTATCTGAACATACAAAGTCTCCATCAGCGTTGACACGAATGCCAACGTCTCTTGGGATTTCTTTGTTACATACTTTACAGTTGAACATGTTCTTCTCCTTTTGTTTGTAGGCTCCATACAGTATCATATGAAGCCGATAGTTTATTACAGAGATACCTTATTCAGAATAAGACTTTTCAACTCTATAACCTCGTTATATAATTCATGTAGTGTAGTTGCATCTGATGCACGCACACCTATAGTGAGGATACTTTCTAGTGCTAGATTAAAATCAGTGTAATACCTTGGGCGTATTCTCTGTTCTGATGTAGTACCATCAAGAAGTTTTGATATACTGTATCCTTCATGTATGATGTAATTGTTTACATCTGTTTCAAACCATAGTTCCTTACCACGGTGTTCCATTTTAATTTTAACCATTAGTTTCTCCTAGGTTGGGAAGTATCTGGTACTTCTCACCAATAAATCTGAAGTTGTTAACATATCCTGCAGAGCCATGTCTATTCTTAGGCATACCTAATGAGAATATATTGTCTATCATTTGTGGTCTATTCCTATTTGGTCTCCAACATGTCCAAAGCATATCAGCGAGATTAACAATCTCTCCTGAATCCTTAGGAGCATCAAGTCCGAGTGGTAGATTACCATCACCAGCCATGTCCTTAGGTACTTGAGATAGAATAAAGACTATTAGTTTCATTTCCTTAGCTAGAGTTTTGATAGACTTAGCTATCTGTATCACTCTCTCTGTTTGATTATGTCCACGACTACCAAGTAGCGATAGATAATCAATCATAATAGCTGTAGGCATATTACCTGTCTTTGCTTTAGTTAGAAGAACAAAGCTCTTAAGAGACTCAGCTGTTATGTCTGGCTTGTCTATTGTTACTATATGCTTAATAGCATTACGGAACCTAGATAGTGAGTCACGATCATCCAATGATGTATCAGTGACTTTGAATAGTTTGTCTACGATATCTACACCAGTCATCTCTAGTGAGAAGAATAACCAATTAATATGAGTAAAGAACATCATCATATTCAATGCAAGAGTTGTTTTGCCACTACCTGGGCCGCCTGCTAATACAATTACATGTCCTGGTTTTATAGGTGCCAAGTTCCATTCAGGATACATCTCATGCATAAAGATATAATGATCCCTACTAGCATTAAGTTCAGAGATATATTTCTCTATGTAATTACTATCAGTGTAGAAGTAATTGTCTTCAACATCTTTCATCTTATATAGATGACATGATTGGACACAGAAGTGTCTTTTTATTTCATCTTTACAATTGAATATGTATCCTTTCTCATAAGATTTTAGTATTACATCTATGTCTCCTTCAGGTAGTGGTTCATCTAATGATTGATTCCATTGGTGTAATAGAGTTGATGTATACATTTCATTGTATCCTTTCTCTTTCCAATAAGATTGTAATCTTAATGCCACCTTATGTCGTGATCCTGTTAGGTTATATGTATTTAATATCTTATATATACAAAGTTTCTCACCATATGGATACTCGAGATAACTTTTCTCTGTATGTTTAGTAACCTCTTCTTTTTTAGGCATAGTTATTTCCATCATCTGTCCGCTGACTTCATGAGGCAATAAATCTTTACCTTCAAATAGTTCTGAAAAGACATCCTCTGTCTTTCTTCCTAGTACTGAGAATGATTTAATAGGGTTGTCTTTATCAAATGCATTGTAACTTAGTAGTTCTTTTTTCTTTCCTGATTTCTGATGAATTGAATAAGGTAGTCTGAACATCCTTACTTTATCATAGACACCAAGATCTACATACTTTCCCATCTCTGGGAATGTATTAATAATCTTCTCTGCGAATAATCTACTTGCTTCGTTCCACCTACTGGTGAATTCTAAATCATATTTAATGTATTCCTTAGGGATATAGACATGAAATCCTTTATTCCCAGAGAAAAATAGATAGTAATATATATCTTTTTCTTTTAATAGATTAAGGAAAGGTATCATTGATACGACTAGTTCTGGAATATTAGGATTGTCTATATCTAGTACAAAGTAATTTCCATAGACATTGCCCTTGAAGTTTGCTGCTGATTTTTCATTGCTCAACAGATCAATCATATCATGGTCGAAGAAGAATAGAGACGTATATGCTTCTCCGTTTACTAATCCTATTTGTTCTCCAGTTTTTATTACCCTTTGAGAGGAGATCTTTTCTGTGAATAAGTATTGTCTTATCATATGTTCTCCTTAAGTATAAGAGCTAAACAGATGGGGCGTGAGATAATGTCCCCTATTAGTTTTATATCTACGCACATTGATTACTGTTTAGCTCTCATAATTATATTAGAATGGTGAGTTGTTACTAGGTGTATCTGTTGATGGTTTGAATCCTTTGATATTAATGTATTGACCATCCTCAATTACATTACCAAGGATTACCATATCGAATCCAAGCTTGTCTTCATCAGCAGTTTCTGGGAAGTCTAAGTCTAATATGTCTAGACTTTTTCCCAGTGCTGTTAAGAGACCAGTTAATTCTCTACGTTTGAGTGGATATTTAAATGGTACGGATGCAAGGTCACCTGTTTCTATGATCTTGAATGTACCCATCATATGGTTACCTTCTTTAGACATTTTGAATCCCTGACATTGTACTTCTTTCCAGCCTTTGACTGGTTCAGCTACTTTTGCTCCAATTGCCATACGCCTTCTCCTTGTAGTCATTCTTTTTGCTGTACTACATAAGTATGCTTGTTTCATATCAAGGGCATCTCTCCATGAGATACCATGTTTCTTTGCGAGATAGTCTACATCAAGTTTGGACTGCATTGAATTTCTTCTTTATCTCTTCTAAGAATTGTTCTGCATTTTCTATTTCATAAAATGCTTTGATTCTTCCTCCACCAAATGAGATAACACTTGGAGATGAATGATCGAATGTAACTTTAAGAAATGAGTTTCCTTCTTCATCTTTCTCCCTTAGAAAGAGAGCATGTCCATCTGCTGTAGATTGTACCCATGCTTTAGTCTTTCCAGGTAAGTCCATATCAAGGAAGGTTATATTTTTTCTTGCGTCATCCAAGATGGATAGTTTAACATGTGTGATTGTTAGAACTAACGGTGCTAGCCTGAACATGTTGTACATTATTGAACTAAGTCTATCCCTTGTATCTGACCATCCTTGGCCATAAGGCATTTCACTTAGGTTTTCAATATTCTTTTCAACCATGTAATCTTTTGCTATCATGTCTGCTAGTTTATCTAATGGATCTATGACAATTACATCTGGTCTAATTGTCTCAATGTTTCTATGCAACCAAGTTGCACGTTCTTTAAACTCAGCATAGTTAGAAGCCTTAAGAAAGCTTCCTACATAAGGATCTGTTCCGCTTTCCAAATCTATATGGACTACACGTAGATCCTGTGCTAAATTGGTACAGAACTCTGTCTTACCTGATTTCATAAACCCTGTAATGTTTATCCAATGGTATGTTGGTATAGCATTGGCTGTTACATTAGGACTTTGTTCTGTTGTGTTGAATACATCAATCATCTCTGTCCTCCTATGACAAATATTATTATATAGGTTACTGTTATCCCTGCTATGTACATAGCAAGATGTGGAAATAAGAATACAATTATTATTTGTATTAAAATGTTTGGGAGTATTGTATCAGCAATCGCTAACATTAGTATCGAGATAACTAATGAGATTAAGATACCCATAGTTACTCCTTTTTATATTTACTTTTGGATCTACAGATAGTACTGTATTGTACTGTGCCATCTTGTTTAAGTTGTCTTAGCTGTCTTAAAATTGTGTCTGCAAACATTGATGGTCTACGTAGTAGTCGTCGTACTCTTGTTATGACATAGATCCCATTAAAATTTCCAAAGGGAATAGTATCATAAACTTCTTGTACGGCATCTTTTACACTCATAAGTTCCTCCTTGTTTAGTTATTGAATAAAGATTAATGCTTATATATTGTCAAGCAGAATCTATTTTATCTTCGCGATGTTTTTTGAGAAGTTCTGTAAATTTTCTCTGTAAGACATACAGCATTTCCCATTTCTTTGATGAATGATTCTTAATGATACCTGTCATTGCATCATTGAGTTCTTTTTTTACTTTCTTTCTAAGGAATAAAGCTTCTTGATGAGTCATTCCTTCTAACATATTTCCTCCTATTTATTATGTATAACAGCCAATCCATGCTTTGCATGGCATACAGCCGTTATAGGTCATTTAATTTGTTCTAAATCCATAACTTCATCTGGAATACAAATGTCAAATATAGTTTCATTCCAATATTGTATACCTGCAAGCCATTTG